CCAACAGCATCCAATATCATCTTCATATCTTCAGGAGTTAATTCGTCATCGACAGATGACGAGGGTTCATCACCATCAGATGACGACAAGGTTTCTTTTACAACAGAAACGGCATTCATGTAATACTCAAAGAAAGCGGAACTTGGAGTCATGGTTGCTACCACTTCCGATTGTTTGATGATAGTTTCATTCTCTTTAATAAGTTGGATTGGAAGCCAATGTTCCAACATAATTACTTGCTTACCAGATTTAAAATCTGTTTTGGTGAAAACCACCATAGCATCACGAATAACAAGTTCATCGTGGCCATAATGTTCCATATAACAAATAATATCTTCACCACTTTTAAGTCTTAGAAGATTGACTGTCTCCATTTTTTAATCCTATCTTGTAGATTTTGTAGGTGAACTTCTCATCATTATATATCTTAGTCCGTTCCACAAAATGCCTTAATGTAAAATTCATATAATTTCCTACACGCATATCATCAGCAATATCGTAAAGCACAGCTTTTTCTTTGTTCTCACCTAATCGTAATGACCTACCAATAGATTGTAGGTTTCTAACTCTTGACTTAGATGGTGAAGCAAATATTATATTGTGCAGGTTTCTAATGTTGATACCTGTAGAGAATGTACCATAACTAGCAATGATGATTGCATCATTCAGAGTTTCAGTTATTCGTCTAATTTCTTCACGTATTTCTGTATCAGTTTTGCCGTATACGAAAAATATTTTCCTGTCTCCAATATTCTTGGTATTGGAAATCATATCATAAAGGATCTTGCCATGTTTGTCAACGAATTGATATAAGATAAGTGTATTACCTTTCAAAGATACCGCAAGATTTTTAATAAATTTGTTTCGTTCCATGTTGAGTATTAGATACTCAAGTTCTTGCTGATAAGTCTTACCTTTAATCAGCTTACAAATCTCATCTTCATGCTTCAATATCAGGCATTTGATTTCAAAGTCTGCTACTTGTTTGTTTTCCATCAGTTCTTTGGTAGTGGTGACCTTATTCACGGGACCAAATAGACCTTCAAGTACCAGTTTATGTGTCTTGGTACCATCTAATGTACCAGTCAAACCAATTCTATATTTGGTATTGGTACATTGTGTCATAATCTTGGCCAATGATTGTGCTTTGAACAAGTGTGCTTCGTCACCAATCACTGCATCAAATTCTTCAAAGTATTCTTTAGGCAATTGGTAGATGGATTGCCAGGTAGAAATGACCACTGGTAAATTTGTTACCTTGTCTCTACCTTGGTAGATTCGATGTACGTTTTCTGAAACATCGAAATCATTTGCAGTGGAATAATCTTTGAAATCATTGTATAATTGTTCCACCAGTGATGTGGTTGGAACAACAATTAAAATCTTCTTGCAATTCTTGTACGATAGGAATTGTCTGATAAAGAGGTAGATGATTAGAGATTTACCAGAAGCTGTCGGTGAAAGGAACAACCCACGGTGATTACGCATTCCATGTACGAATGCATTTTTTTGGTAATCACGCACATCAATGTCTTGGCCTCTTGACTGCAACTTAAGTTCTTTGATAAACTTGTCTGCATGATATTCAGAATAATCATCTGTCAAATCTGGACGAGGATCACCGTACTCGAATGTGTAATCCCGTTCTTCACAAAATGATTCAATGTAAGGAAGAAGGCCATGGTATATCTCGAAAGCCCTCAAATCAAAGAGTCTTATCTTTCCATCCCATATTTTGTTGCGATACGCAGGCGTGAATTGAAAGCCTGGTACAAAAAACGTAAAGTATTCAGACAGTTCTTGAGCTAAACTTCGCTCACAAACAATCTTCACATATACATCATTTCTTTTTTTTATTAAAATGTCTGTATGCAATTTCTTCTATCACCAATTGTAATATTGTATAACGAAATTCTTCTGTTACCAAATTTTTAGAACACCAATTTAGATAATCATCAGGTATATCTTTTATATAAACACCTTTATGTTTACCAAATGGAAACTTTGTGTATTGCCTAGAATTATGATCTATTCTCATTGTCCACCTATGAATCTTTCCCAAGATATGTAATCTCTCAACTGAAAGGTCCTGCTCTTGAGTTCTTGTAGAATTGATTCACACACAGATACAGATTCATCGTGGTAAATCTTCTTCTCAAGGATTCTAATCAGGTCTTTGTCAGAATCAAGATACTTTTCAACACCCATTTTTGTTTTAACATTCAACAGAAATGGTTCCCATCCGTACTCCTGCAATTCTTCTTGTGAAAGTGAACCATTGTAATATTCTTCTTTGATTTTACGCATCTTAGAATATTCAAAGTTCAAACGTTTCAAGGCCAGCTTGTGCTTGACCAGAATTTTAAGATACTTATTATGTAGTGTAGGTATTTTTAGCAGTTCTTTACCTGGTTCTGTCGAATCAATGACAGAATCTGCGTCCCAGTTTTTTATAATATCTTCAAGTGATTCCATAATACATCCAATTTAAAACTACATTATAACATTTCCAAGGTATAATAGTCAAATCTAAAGCTGGCTGTTGCCGAAATATGTTCGTTTGCCGACAATCTGGTATCAAACTCAATGTCACCTAAAGAGATTGGGAATACATTGGAATATTTGACACGCAATTTTGGATTGTTTTGGTTAGATAGAACTGTTAGAATAGCATCTACGTTTGTGTATCTGAACTTCCGGTCAATCGTATTGTCCTTCAACCAATCATACACGATGCGCCATGATGATAGGTCTTCGTTTACCGAAAATTCAATATCAAATGTGTTGTATGATATTTTGGTACCCGGCATATACAATTCTAAATTTGGTATTCCAACTGGAACTTCCGTCACGGATGGACCAGGTATGTTAGCCTTTTGGCAAAAGAATGAGGTATCTGTAACCGATGGAAAACTCAACATGAATTTTGTCGGTTGTAAATAATTTGTATTTTCTGGTTTGGCCATTTTAACTCCTTATTCACTATTTAGGAACCAATCTTTAAGCATTTCCAGCCTTTGCTTTGTTTAATTATTCCTTGTGAAACTTTGACCATGTTTCCTTGGTCAAGTCCGTTCTCTAAACAAAATTGTCTAAGGTTTACAATGTTAATCTGTTTACCTTCTGGTGTGGTTAATAGCCATGCACATTCTAAACTTTCTTTCGCTCTTTGTTTCTGATAGTCAGTTTGTTTTTTACCTATCCTACTTAAACGAACTTTTTCAATATGTTCTGGTGTTTGTTTATAACCTTTTTTAGCATCACTGATTGCTTTTTTGGTTTCTTCTGTATGGTTCTTAACATAGAACCTGTGTACAACATTTGATTCATCTTTATCAAATTCATGCTTGAAATTTTTTAAGGATTCTAGTATATCGTTCATCTGTTAACTTGATGTAATGGTTATACAAAAAGAGGAACCCGAAGGTTCCTCTGAAAGTGCCACTCTTAATGGTGGCTCGGAATCACAGAATCACATTAGGTTGGCGACTCTGAAAATTCTGTAGTAGGTGTTGCGCTTAGAGTACAACTGACCTAGGTCAACGTTTGTGCCGCCTGCAAATGGGTTTGCAACCATGCCGTAACGTGTCTTGAAACCAATCTTTGGTTGGAATGTGAACTGGTCAACTGCACGAACCATTTGTAGAGGAACGTATGGGCAGTAGAATAGACCAGCGTCATAAGGAGAAGAACCCTTATAACCGATTGTTACCAATTCTTGGTTAGATGTGTAACCACCGAAGTATGGGTCGATGTAAACCTTGATACGACCATGCAATAGACCTGCGAAGGTATTGCCTGTATCGTCAACTTGTAGGTCAGCAGACAAAGCTGGTGTGTACTGTAGAACACCTGCCATAGCCATAGCGGATGCAACGTCTGAAGAAACGATCAGAACGTTACCTTTACCTCTACGAGTTTCTTTGGCGATGACGTTAGCATCACGTTCGATTTGGAAAATCAAACCTTTGAAACGTTCAACAGACCAACGACCGTTAGAGTCGGTATCAAGGTCGAATGTACCAGCAGTTGTTGTACCATACTGAGCACCGTTCTTAGCAACAGTGTAAATTGTACGGATAACTTCACGGTTGATTTCAGCTAGAATTTCTGTAGACAGAATGTTTGACAATTCTGTTTCAGCGTCAAGACCATGGATTGCTTTCAAGTCTTGTGCTAGTTCTAGTGAGTATTCAGCCTTCAATGCACGGCTTTGAGCGGTAACAGTAACCTTCTCGATAGAGAAAGCCATCTGGCCGAAAGCGTTACCAGAATCGGAACCCAAGAATTCAGCGTTAGCTGTGGTCATGCCGATACCGGTTGTGAATGTGTTAGCTGTTGTGAAGCCGTTGCCAACTGGGTTGGTGATTGTGTCACCAGTGGTGGTGTTAGCGAAACCGAAACGGTTGGTGTCAGAACCTTGACCAGAGAACTGGGTGTTGGCTTCGTTGAAGAATGCTTCAACGCCAGAAGCTGTCATGCTTGAACCGTACTTAGCACGCATTGCGAAGATCAAGCCTGTTGGGCCTGTCATTGGCTGAACGCCAGCAACGTCATAAGCGATCAAGTTTGGAAGAGCACGGCGAACCAAGCTAATCAAGATTGGGTCGAAGTTTTGAACGCCAGAACCTGTAATGTTAGATGGACCAGGTACTGTAACTTCGTTCAACATGCCAACTTGAGCACGGTCAGAAGCCATTGCTTGAGCTTGGTTCTCTAGAACCATAGCTGTAACAGCCTTCTTGTATGGATCTTTAATAGCTTCTAGTTCTGGGTGTTCCAGAATTGGTTGCCACTTTTGTTTTAGTTCTTCAGATAGAAACATCTAAGTTACTCCTTGTTATTATTGTAAGTGGTATATTTATTTAACCACAGATTTTGAAATGGATTTAGCAACAGCGTCAATCAATGGATCATGAGAAACCTTAGTTGGCTTCTGTTCTTCAATCTCAACGCCTTCTTCTAGAACAGCTTTTTCAGCAGGCTTAACTTGTGCAGTTGGAGCATATGCTTCTTTTAGTTGTTCCAGTTTTTGTGCAAATTCCTCTTCAGAAGTGAACTTGACATTCTCTGCGAGTGCCTTTAGTTTTTCTGCTTGGGTTTGCGTTAGGCCTTCGCAAGCTGTTTGCACGGCCTGAATCTTTAACTGCTCTTTGAGTTCTTTTTTGTACTCTTTAGCTTTGTCGATTTGTTCGTTCAACTCACCTTGTAGTTGTTCTACTTTAGCGGCAAGTTCTTCAACAATGTCAACTTTTTCTTCTGGAATGTCGATGTAGTGTTCAACGAATAGGTTGTGTAGACCCTTCATGAAATCTTCAACGATTTCTGAACGTAGGCCAGTATCAATTGCCAATTCGTTTTCTTTCATCCATTCTTCTACCATATAGTTTAGGTAGTCATCAATCTTGTTAGCGAAATCTTCTTTGACTTCTTCAAGAGCTTCATTGAATTGTTCTTGTAGTTGAGCTTCAACTTCTTCAGCGATTTGCTCGACACGGGACATAACGGCAGCTTCGAAAATTGTAGTTGCTTTGGATACGAATTCTTCGGAAAGATTCTCACCAGATAGAAGTGCATTGATATCTTCCTGGATACCTTCTTTCATCATCTTCTTCATTTTCTTGGCTTTCTTCTTGTCGTCTTTGTCCATCTTTTCTTCAGCAACAACATCGCCTTCTTTTTCTTCTTCTTCATATTGCTGGAAAGTAGCGCCTTTGTTAGCTTGCATCTTTTGTGGAGCTAGTTTAGCGGCAACACGTGCAACGATAGAGTCATTGCTTTGTGCTTCCTTTTCGTCACCTTGCTCGGCGTTGATAAGGTCTTGACGGCCTTTGGATTGTTGGTCTAGGCTTGCATCTAGCTTGTGTGCTGACTCTGAACCAACTGGTGGTGTAGCACCTGGAGGTGTAGCTGTTGGAGCACCTTTGTGT